TGAAGGACAGCGTAAAAGTGCTTGGTACGCAAGTATGCACGCAAGATCGATTGAAATCCCAAACTGGGTGTTGCCATCTCATCGCCGAACTTATCGCGAAATAGCCCGCGTTCTCGACGAAGAAACAGCCGCAGAATGGGCGCGTAAGGCTAAACGTATCGCAGGCGGTCATGTTAGACCTATCGAGGGAAAAACAAATGAACCTGATGCTATCAACTCCAGCGCGTGATTATCGCGCAAGCTACGAACTTCTCGCGCAAACTGTCGAAGCTCTGCATGCGGAGATTAAATCTTTGAGAGAGGAAAATGATAGATTGCGTGGAGATAATATCGTGGTTTCCATGTCGGATACTCTCGCGTGCGCTATGTCGCACAATGATGACCGTCTTTCTTTTCCGTTCGATCCGTGAGTAAATCTTATGACCGGACAGTTTGGATATTTTGTCGCGCCGGCTTGTAGGCCAAATCCAACGTACAAGCCGCATTATTTCAGAGCATATGGCTTCTGGTGGCGCGTTGCGCATAAATATGCAGTTCCGCAAGCGATTGTAGGCGACCCGTGGAACCATGCCGCGTAAATCTGATTACACAGACATAATTGCAGACGAAATATGTGATCGGATTGCGAACGGCGAAAGCCTACGATCAATCTGCAAAGACGAGTTTATGCCGAGCGTTTCCGCTGTCATGCGATGGCTCGGAAATCCAGCAAACCACAATTTCCGTGAGCAGTATGCACGCGCGCGGGAAGCCCAAGCTGACGCCATCTTTGATGAAATGCTTGATATATCGGACAATGCCATAAACGATTGGATGGAGCGAGAGGGCAAAGGCGCGGTCGGATATGAGGAAAACGGCGAGGCGATCAGGCGCACGCAAATCCGATTGGATGCCCGCAAATGGGTTCTGGGCCGCATGTCTCCTAAGAAATATGGCGACAAAACCACGGTTGAAAGCACGTCCACGGTCAAGGTGGAACATACGCGCAAGCTTGACATTTCTACGTTGACGGACGAACAGCTTGATGCGTTGGAGGGAGCGTTGCGTGAGACTGTGGCGCAGTTGGGCGGCCCTGTGATCGAGCACGAGGAATGATATATGATATCCTAACGCTAATCGGCGTTGTGGCAATTCTAATTCGACAGGAGAAACTAATGGCTACTGCATCCGATATCGCTGCCGCCGTCGCGGCCGAAGATACCAAAATCGACGCGCTGATCGCAATTGTCCAGGGCATTCCGGCGACGCTCGCGGCGTTGCAGGCTCAGGTTGCGGCGGCTCAGGCTGCGGCTCAAGCTGCTGGCGCTGATCCGACCGCGCTCGATGCGATCAAGGCGACCATCCAGGCCGAAGGCGCGAAGGTGGATGCGGAGATCGCGGCTTTGACGCCCGCGCCTGCTGCGCCTAATCCGTGAACTACCTATGAGTGACGTAGACCCGTATTTTTGTTCGCGAGATCATGATGCTGGTCCTGGCGCTTGGTGCGTTCGTGGCCCTAACGGTTTCAAAATGACCGTTGATGGTCTGAAAAAAGAACAGGCTTTTATCATCGGGAAGATTTTGTCGAGCAAATCGAAACGCTTTCGATTTCGTATGCCGACTGGCGCAATATCTGGGAGCGTCGGATGAGTATTCGCGCCGTTTCCGTGAACTATCTCGCCTTAGCGATTGCCGTCTCGTTCGCGACGCCGGCAATCGCAAACACGCACGGCCTCGGTAGCGCGGTTGCTGGCAGGCCGATGATCTTTCGACTGCGGTCTGTCTTGAGGGAGGCAGAGAAATGAGTAAAGAGATTCGTGATATGCTCCTGAGGCATATTACTGGCGAATATGTATTGACCGGCTGGGATATGTACGGAAAGCCTACGCAAGAGGTGATTACAATGTCGGCAGTCGGTCCTGGTTTCATGGTGGGCGGCGATAAAACGGCAGAGGAAGTTCGTCGCAATGCGGTCGTGGTCTATGGCGAAGGCAATACGTTTGAAACTGCCGAGCCATCTGGCCCTGATAGCTTTGAGCCAAAGCATGATCCGTTCGATCCGAAGAATTGGGGAGTGTGATGAAATCCGCCCTTCTCTCCCGCGTATCTCTAGCCGCATTAGCTACCGCCTTGCATCACATTCTGGGGCCTGTTAGATTTGCGCCGACTTCCACCTGACACTCGCTTAGACTGGCGCGATCCAAACATGCCGCTTTACGATAGCGTTGCGAAGCGCATGGTTAGCCATAAATGGGTTCAATCCTATTGCGCTAAAAAGTTTATGCCAGATGGCACGGTTCATCCGGCTAAGGAATCGTATTGGCGAAACGATCCGACATACAATCTCAGGGTTAAGACTAAACGAAATGCGGCTGTGAAGCTTGTCCAAGATTGAACTTCCGTTCGGCGTCAATCCAACCCGAATGCTATTCGACCTAGAACGCGACCGATGCGAAAGATCGCTCGTCTACTTCATCAAACGCGCATGGCACGTCCTAGAACCGTCCGCGCCTTATGTCCACAACTGGCATTTGGACATGATCGCCGAACACCTGGAGGCGATTGACGAAGGCGTAGAAGTCAACGGGAGGACATATAACCGCCTGCTAATCAATCTGCCGCCAGGCGGTATGAAAAGCCTCCTGCTCAACGTGTTCTTTCCGGCCTGGGTTTGGGGGCCGCGAAACAAGCCGCACATGCGTTTTCTTTGCGCGGCTCATAAGATTGAAAATCTTTCCGCTCGCGACGCCTACAAAATGCGGACGCTGGTTACGTCGGATTGGTTTCAAGCTCGTTGGGGCGATAAGGTCAAGATCAGTCAGGATCAACGCGGCAAGCTGAACTTTGCCAACGAGGCGACGGGCTTTCGCATTGCAACCGCCATTGGCTCGCTGACAGGCATTCGAGCCGATTACGTGATGATTGACGATCCTCATTCGGTCGAGAGCGCCACGTCAGAAGTTTCGATGCAATCGGAAGTGAACAACTTTCTTGAAGCCATCCCGACGCGCCTTAACGATCCGATAAAAAGCGTGATTATTTGCATTATGCAGCGCCTTCACGAAGGAGACATATCTGGCGTCATCCTAGACGAGTTAAACAAAAAGACGCCCGGCCTTTGGGATCATGTGATGTTGCCGATGCGGTTCGATCCGCGCCGAGCTGGCCCGACGCTGTTGGGAACGTGCGATCCGCGCGAGGTCGAGGGCGAATTGTTTTTCCCAGAGCGGTTTCCGCTAGACGTAGTAAATCGTGATGAGGCTTCGCTAGGACCATATGGTGCAGCCGCGCAGTTCGCCCAAGAGCCTGCGCCTCGCGGTGGCGGCGTCATCAAGGACGAATGGTGGCAGCTTTGGACAGAGGACAAATATCCGCCGCTGGATTTTGTCTGCGCCTCGCTCGATACCGCCTACACGACCAAGCAGGAAAACGACTTTAGCGCGATGACGATTTGGGGCGTGTTTTCGTCTGAGCGGACAGCGGTTGCGACGCAAGCCTCAAGTCGATATGGTAGATTGAGTGAGCTTGAGCCGCGCGAGTATGGCGAGAAAACCCCGCAAGTTATCATGCTCTACGCATGGCAAAAGAGGCTTGAGTTCCCTGATTTGGTTTTGCAAGTCTCGAAAGACTGCAAGCGGTTTGCGGTCGATTTGCTACTCGTCGAAAGCAAGGCGGCGGGGATAAGTCTTGCGCAAGAGCTTCGCCGAGCGGTCGGACACGAAAAATTTGGCGTGCAGTTGATCGATCCGAAGGGCGGCGACAAGCTGTCTCGGCTGTATAGTGTGCAGCATATCTTCGCCGATGGCACGGTTCATGCGCCGGATAAAGAATGGGCTGAGATGGTGATTAGTCAGGTTCGGACCTTTCCAAAGGGAAAGCATGACGATCTTGTCGATACGTGTTCACAGGCGCTTAGGTTTCTTCGCGATGCGGGTTTGCTTACGAGAGCGCCAGAGCGTCTTGCGGAGATTGGCGAGAGTATGAGACATATTGGGCGTTCTCCCCCTCCTTTGTATGCAGTATGAGGAAATGAGCAAGACTAGAGAAAGTCTTCAACTTGTTATTTTCTTTGGTCTTCAAACCCCGCCGCCGGGGTTTGACCGATCATGGGTTGCCTTGACGCGAGAAGATGTGGACGAATGGCGTGAAAAGTTCCCCGACGATCCTGATTTGGACGAGCTGATAAAGGTATCGGCAAGCCATAGGAAGTTTCCCAAGGGGACTAAGCCAAGGTTCTTAAAGGACACTATGCGTAGATTCTTGGAATATCTGAATGAAATAGAAATGCGTGAGCGTACACCTTCTGATGTATTGTACTTAGGATAAAACAGTTGTCCCTAACTCCCGGCCTATCGCCAAATATCAGATCACCGTTTCCTCAACCGCAAACTCCAGACCTCGGCCCTGACGTTATCATCGAGGAAACCGGAGATAATGGCGGCGATAAGCCTATCGTTGATGACAACGGCAACGTCATCAAGATCGAACACGCGGACGGCTCGATAACGATCAGCCTGGACGGCAAGCCGATCAACGATGAACCCAAGCGCAAAATTGGATGGTTCGATAACCTAGTTGACGATATCGACAAACTCGAACTAGGGCGCATCGCCGAAGACTTAATGCGCGGTATCGAGGACGATATTACAAGCCGCAAGGATTGGATCGAGGAACGCGCAAAAGGTATTCGCCTGCTCGGGCTAAGTCTGGAAAGCCCAGGCGGGTCTCAGCCAGCAGACGGCGCTCCCGTCGAAGGAATGAGCAAAGTTCGCCATCCCCTTTTGCAAGAGGCCGTGCTTAGGTTTCAGGCCAACGCCCGATCCGAAATGCTTCCGACTGACGGGCCGGCTAAAATCCGCGATGATAGCAATAACGGAACCGTCAACCAAGACACGCTGGCGAACGCGCTTGAAAAAGACTTCAATCATTATCTAACAGTCACGGCTACAGAATACTACCCCGATACAGACCGCATGTTGCTGATGCTCGGCTTTGGCGGCACGGCGTTCAAGAAAGTCTATTCCTGCCCACTCCGCAATCGCCCTGTCAGTGAGCATGTGGACGCAGAGGATTTGATCGTCAACAATGACGCGACAGATTTGCGCAACGCCAAGCGCGTAACTCATCGCGTGATGATGAAGCCTTCGACCGTCAAGCGTTTGCAAATTCTAGGCGTCTATCGCGATATAGATTTGCATACGCCGATGATGGCAGAGCGCGATGCGGTCAAGCGCGAGAAGATGGCGCAGCAGGGCGTAACAGAAACATCAATGCGTCCCGATGATCGGGATCGTGAAATTTACGAGTGCTATTGCGAGCTTGATATTCTTAGTTTTGAACACAAATCTAAAGGCAAGATCACGGGATTGGAAATTCCGTATCGCGTGACGATTGATGTTTCGACGAAAGAGATTTTGGCGATTGTCCGCAATTTCGATGAGGACACGAAGGAACTGCCGGAAGCGAAAGACACGTTCGTTAAATATACGTTCGTTCCCGGTTTTGGCTTCTACGATATTGGCCTGCTCAACATTCTTGGCAACACGACTATGGCGGTAACAGCCGCTTGGCGTGAGTTGTTGGACTTGGGCATGTATGCCAACTTCCCCGGCTTTTTGATCGCCGATATGGGAATGAGGCAAGACACAAACATTCTTCGCGTTCCTCCAGGCGGCGCGGCCAAGGTCAAAACAAATGGACTGCCGATCAATGAAGCGGTAATGCCGCTTCCCTACAATATGCAGTCCGCGCCTTCGTTGATGGCGTTGATTGAAAACATGGTCGAAACAGGCCAGCGCGTCGGCGGAACGGCGGAAATGCCGGTCGGAGAAGGCAAATCTGATGCTCCGGTGGGAACCACGCTTGCGTTGATCGAAGGCGCAACCAAGATTTTGAACAGCGTTCATAAGCGGATGCACGCCTCGCAGGCGACGGAAT